TTCTGCTGTTTCCAAAAAGTTTTCTCTAGTATTAACATCCATTCTGAATGCAATACTTGTACTTAGGAAAGCAAGTAGTTCTAGTATAGCAATAAATTCTGAGCTTTCAGTATAGTCGTTGAAGTTTTCAGGAAAATTTGTTCTTATATATTCAACTAATGCTGTTCTAATTGAATCAAAATCATATGCCTGAAAGTCTACTTGGCTAAAAACTTTATATGCTAATTTCCAGTCTTCTGCCGCAAATAAATTGTTTTGTCTATTAACTGTTGCCATTATTAATCATCCGTACTACTTGTGACATATTCTAAAAATAAAGTATCTTCACTATTAAGCAGTTTATATTTTATTTTAACTTCTGCTTGTATACTGTGATCAAGAACTAACAGATTTGTTTCCTGATATTCAACTCTTGGATCGCTATTAACTATTCTTTCTATGTCGTCTTTAATTATTTCTTGTGTTTCAGGATCTTCTGGTTCCATAAGGTAATCCCATATAACACTTCCAAACGTAGGTCTCATTACACGTTCGCCTATTCTAGTATAAAAATGATTTAGCAAATCTCTTTTAACAAGGTCTGCATCAGTCAGAGTATATGGTGCCCTAACTTTATCTACTGTACTAAATCCTTTAAATAATGTTGCCATGCAAGTATTTATCATATTCATTATAACAAGTTTTAATTAATAGTTGACTTATAGGACTTTTTGTAGTATACTCACGAAGTGAAAAATGCAATCTACCTACATGGCGCAAATGCCAGCCCAGAAAACTTTAATTACTTTACTTTGAAGTTGCCTGAGCACAAATTTATGGCTCCAGCATATGATATGGAAGACGATCCTTTTGATATTGTAGAAATACTAAGAATTCGTAAAGAAAGAGAGTTCGGTAAAGATCCTGTAGTAGTTGTAGGCCATAGTTTTGGTGGTTTAATTGCTAGTTGGTATGCTAGTGTGTATCCAAGGCGTGTAAAACACCTAGTTACTATTGCTACTCCTTGGGAAGGCACACCAGTAGCAAGGATATTTGGTATGTTTTTTAAAGGAAAAGTTTTCCAAAATACAAAACCAGGTGCAGAAGTGTTGTCATTATTACAGGAAAAGAATTTTAATGGTAAGCATACTAATATAATATGCACCAGAGGTTCTAATCCTGTTGCAGGTTTAGGTGGTAAAGCAAACGACGGCATGATATCCTGTGATAGCCAGGGTGCTACACCACCAGGTTTTAAAAACACTCAAAACATCACAATAGAAGCAGGACATAGTGAAGTTTTGTTAAATAATACTGTAACAGACTTACTACAGAATATAATTTTCGAGGAATAAAATGGCTGAAGTTTCCACATTAAACAACACATTAGAAGAAGAACTAAGAATAATGTTAGTTGATAAAAATAATGAGTGTGCGTCTTTAAGAGCTCATATTGAATTACTAGAAAAAGCAGTTGCTGAAGAACAAGAACAAAAGTACAGGTTACTTGTTGAAAATGCAGATTTAAAGAAACTAATAAAATAAATTAGTTTGTAATTCCCATTTCTTTATACTTACGCTCTTTTGCGGATTTTAATAATGATCTTAGTTGTCTAAACGACAAATTTTTACTCTGATCACTTACTCCCAATTCCTCATTCGTTAAGTTTAACCAATCAGGCGTGGTAAAGAGCTCACACTCGTATTCACGTCTTTGTACATAATCCTGTCGTACTACAACATCACTGTCAGGACCTACCTTTCCAGTTCTCCAACGTTTCATTAATGTTGGTACTCTTTCGTAGTTTCCGTTATTTAATTCTAATAACAATTCGCTTTTAGCAAATCTATCTACTCCTATGTGAGTAGCAAAACTTACTAATGCTAATAATTGGTTATCGCTTATTTCTACTGTTATTAGATCTGATATGAGTCTTTTAGTTTCACCTAATCTGCTTATGAGACCTAACTGTTGTCCAACTGGTCCTATACCATTAGATACATCTACGATTTTATTTCCTGTTTTTCTGTCTGCGAATATCAAACTAGGTCCATCTACTACCATGTCTACTTGTTTTTCTGCTAATGCATCTTTTACTGCTGTAAAGTTTTTTGATGTAACTCCCATAGAACCCATAGGCTCTCCAGTAACCCCATCATATATTTCCCGGTAGTCTCCAACTTTTCCTTTTAAGAGGTCTGCATGGGTTCTTAAATCATTCACTGCGCCGCTAATTTCACTAGCCCTGCTTTGAAGTTCGTTTACTGAATCCACAACACCTGTAATTTTATTTTTCATTTCTTTTATTTGCAAAGAATCTAGATCTATAGGTAAGTCAAAATCATTTAAACTAAATTGCCCTAGTCTTCCTTCTAATTCTTTCAAATCTTTAGCAACACCTATAACTTTATCTCCTAATGCATTGCCTGTGGGGAACCTAAATGCAGGAATGGCTATGCCTAATGCCGCCATTAGTCCTGACATATTTTTTATACCCATTAAATTTTTCATACTTGCTGGTAAGAAATTACTAGCCATTCCTGTAATGTCTTCCATATTTGGAATCATACCAAGAGCAGAGTCTATGGCTCCACCAACTTGATCGCTTACTGCTCCTATTCCATTCCCTATTGCTGAAGATATATCAGATGCGGTTCCTACTGCTCCAGATGCCTTATCGGCAAAGCCATTTCCTTTTTTATCTCCTTTAGGCGTGACGGAGTCTGCTGGGTTATCATCTCCTGCTTCAATTTGATTTGGTAATGTTTCTTTATCTGCGTTCTTATCCTCTCCTATTGATGAGGGATCTTCTGTGGTTGGGTCAAACTGTCCATGCCCATCGTATGGTTCAGCAGTTATTAATGTTCCCACAATAGTGCTTATTTTTGTTTTTTTACCTGGCCTTTTACCGCCACTAGTCAATACAACATCACCTTCCCGGTCGTATTCAGGTGGATCACTTGGTTGATCTTCTATGTCGTTTCCATCTAACGAAGGTGCAGAAACTTTTAATGCTTCTAATCCTGTAAGTACTGGTGCAGGCCCTGTATTTAAATTTATTAGACCTCCAGATATTCCTGTTAGTGCTGATGTAACTCCTACTGAGGGTGCGGCAATGCCTACAACACCAGCGACTGCTTTTATATCTACACCCATTGTTGTAGATGTGATAGAAGTTGCTGTACCACTTGCTGTCTTTAGCATGTTGCCACAGTTAATGTCTATGTCGCCGCCTATAGCAGATAGTTGAGCATTACGAGTTGCTAACATACCCATATCTGCGGCCGCATGAAAATTTATATTTCCTCCTGAACCTAATGGTGGCAATCCTAATTTTCCTAATTTAACTCCAGTATAATCTCCTGCTATATTATCTCCTGCGGCTTTTACTCTTACGTTTTGACCTGCTTCAATATTAATATCATAGTCTGCTCGTAAGTTAAAATTCTTTTTAGCTCTTAGATTAAGATCACCTTCTCCAAAAACATTTATATTGCCAAGCCTGTCTAACTCCACCCATGCTTTTCCGTCTTTATTGATCATGTAAATGGAGCCAGTTACATCATCTAATAATATTTGTTGCCCTTTACCGGATCGCAATCTAATCATTGAACTGGTTGTTTCATCATCCATTACAAACTGATGTCCTGCCCCAATAACTGTTGTGCCGTCTTTACCCCTAGGGCCTTTTGTAAGTATTCCTACTAGTGAACTAGGTGTCTCTCTTCTTGCACCTTGCGTTCCTGCTCCTCTTATGTTGTCATTTATAAGGCCTTGCTTAGTAATTGCTTCAGCCATATCATGGTGTACTGGCCTCAATATATTGTTATGGCCTTTTTGTTCAGAGTATTTGTTTTTTTCTGCCGCAGGAAGTAAAAAGTTTCCTCCTTGAAAAGTCTTCCCTGCAGGTATGCCAGGAATCATATGATTAAAATCTGGTGGTAAAACGTGACTTAATATGTATCCGTGTTTGGTGTTACCGTCAGCAAATGCAACCAGAACCATACTTCCAACATCTGGTGGTGAGGTCCACATTCCGTAACTTTGTTGTGTATTTTCATACTTTTCTGTGTCGTTAGCCTTTAGATTATCTATGTTAGAAATGCCGCCAAACGGTGTAGAAAATCTTACCTTTTTTATTGATTTTACTTTTGTGCCAGTAGTTTTATGTAATTGTGGGATTTCAACATCTACCGAACCTGTATAGAAACTGTCTTGATTGTTTACAATTTTAGCAAGAAAGATACCATTATCTAAATGATCAGGTTTATCAGGCTCAGGATTATGAAATGTGGTCCCTAAGATCTGCTGTGAATAATCTCCTTTCTTACCCATTATCTAATTCCTTTTTCCTTGATATGTAACCGTCATATTCTTCTTGAGATATTTTATCTTTCTTAAGAAGTTGCTCTGGGCTTTCTTTAGAGTTAGCCATAGCGCCTTTAACAAGGTAATATGGGTCTGTTTTAAATCTTCCGCCTTGAGCATCTATATCTGACTGTGTTAAATTACCATCTTGGCTTCGTGCTGTAAACCCTGTTCTTTCTGTATCAACATAACTAAAATTATGTAACCTACCAACTTGATCTAAATTAATGGCTGTTTCTTTTACACCTTCTACATCCATTTTATATTCACCTGAATCAAAATTATGTGTAACCTTTTTCACTTGATAAATGCCTGACAAAAAGTATGATGTGCCATCATTCTTTTGATCCCATAAACCGGTATTTGCATCTTCATTCTCGTTATTGGCGTCAAATAGTCTTGGGGAATTCATACTAAACAAGAAAAAATTATCTCTGGTAGTTGTTAAGTAGTTATCACTGTCACCAGATGTTTCTTTAGTATTACTGGTTGGTTCTCCGGCAGGCATTTTATTAACACCTGGTGCTAAAGGCTCCTTGCCTAACCACCACGGGTCTCCCCTTAATGTTAAGTCAAGTTTCATTAAAAAGTCTATTGCTTGGTGTTGGTCGTAAAGATATGTAAACAAGTTATTTTTAATTCCCTTGGTTGTTCCTACTTTTGCAAAGCCTGATTTAAATTCTTCTCTATACCTTAATGCTATACCATTTTTTGATGATCCTTCTTTATCATCGCTATCGTCTTTAGTATGTTGGTCTTTAAAAAGTAGACCGCCGTCTTTAAGTTTTTCTGCAAATTTTTGTTGCCCTTGCAAACCTAAATCACCACCATAAATAAATCCTGACTCTTTGGGAGAGAATTCGTCTACTTCTGTTGTTACGTTTTCTTGAGCTTGGGCTTTTCTTCCTGGGGTAAGTGAGTCTGCTATCGCCTGAGCACTGACCTGATCTGATAAAATATTTTTTAATTTTTGTGCAGAAGCACCTGTTTGGTTATCTATAAGATCTTTTAATTGTTCGGAGTTAAAGTTAGCGGCTTGTCCTATTAGATTTAGTGTGCTTTCTGCTGTATCTTTAAGTTCTTTAAGTGCATCAAAGAAACCCATACCATCTTTTTTAGCGGCTTCATTTAATTTGTCTATACCACCGTCTTTTGCACTTTCATTTTTAGGTACACTATTTGAATTTAAAACACTTGACGCATTTAAACTTACGTCTCCTAATAATCCTCTTTCTTTAGGTAGTAATAATGCAATACCTTCATTATATTGAATATTTACATCTAAAATTTGGTCGTTCCTTCCTGTAAATATATATTCGTATGCTTTTCTAACATGCATTTGATTTACACGTTGTCGAGCTTCTTCTTTTGTAATTTCCGCAGTTTTAATAATTTCTTCAGGTAGTGCCGCAATATCTGATCTTGGACTTAGGTATGTTTCAGGTATAAAGTATGCTGTTTTTTCATACTCTTTACGTTCAGGTATAAATTTTCCATACCCAACACTTGTATTCAGCCTGTACCACATTACTTGTTTATTAATGTCCACATCTGTTTTAGATGGATCTAATTTAGATCTATTGGATTTTTCCATAAACTCTTTGTTCATGGAAAGTATTATACCAACTGCTTCTTCTATTTTCATTTGCTTTCTGAGATCTATAGAAACTGCATTATCGTCTGCATCTTTATTATCACTGTTAGATTTTTTTCTAGGCTTTTTAGTTTTTGCTTCTGCTTCTACCGTATCCTTTGCTTCAGTTGTTTCTGGGTTAATAACTTTTGCAACGTTTTCTGCTTGTGCTACATCTAAACTTTGATCATTTAAAAGTAAACCAGGCACAGTTTTTGTGAGAGACCCACCTTGAATATCTTCTGCAGAAAAGGTAAAAGTATCAGATTCAGTATCTGTTGTACCAGCAGGGCCAGGTAGACCAAAACTTATTCTTTCTACTTTGCCATCTTTTTCTTTTTCTGCATTTACTTGTTCTTCTAGGTCTGCTAACATTTCATATATTGAGCTACCTGAAATAGTAAATAATCTGGATAACCTATTGAATTTATCCGCAGTTGCAACATCGTCTTTTACTACTGTTTCAAATTCATATGTTGAGCCACCACCATCTACATTCATATTAAAGTTTTTAAGTAACAAAGGAAAAATATACGGACCTTTTATAAGTTGTGGTTTGCCGCCTTCTTCAACATTCCATGTGTATTGATTCATGTCTGATTCTTTGTAACCTACAAAATTAATCTCTAGAAATAAAGGGCAATCCATTGCGTCTGCAGGCATTCCTAAGTATGTTCTGGCTCTTACTATTTGGTCAGGGAAATCTGCGGCAAGTGGCTGTGTAATTCTAAAATTACATATTGATTGTTCGTTGCCTACAGTAATAATTGATAGGTTGTCTATTCCAACCTCAGTTACACCTGTTTGTGCAAGTACTACTGTATTTTCTGGTTTGTCTCTGACGTTGTCATTAAGCCAACCAGTACCACTTGATTGTAGTTGTCCACCACCTTCTGTGTCTTCTACTGCTGTGCTTTCATTACCTGCACTAGTAGTTGCTGTACCAGGTGCTATCATATAAAGTTTCAGATTATATGTAGCATTGTCAAAATCATCTAATTCATTAGATAATACTTCACCTACATATTCATTAATAGCAACATTTTTAGGTTTTTTAGAGTTTGTTTCAGGGGGTTTTACAGGTCCCTCAGAAGCCATAGGGTTTGTGGAGTAATCTTTTTGAGGGCTACCACTTCCATTATCTGTATGGTATCCATGATTTTCTGGTATACCCATCTTACCCTCCTGTGACTGCTTTTACTGACTCTTGGGATGGTAGTTTTATTTCTATACCGGATTTAAAGTCTCTAATAGGATCAATCAGTATGTCAGGGTTTCTTAATGCAAATACCCACCATAATGATGTTGAACCATATAATTTTAGAGCTAAAATGTCAGGTCTATTATTAAATTCTGCAGATATCACAAAGTCTTCGTCATATATGCCTTTAGGCATTCTGGGTAGATTGTTTACATCTAAATACTCGCCTTTTGTTCCAGCATTCTTTAGAAAACTATTTTTACTATGAAATAATGCCATTAAATAAATCCGTCTGAGTAGGCGGCTCCTGTTGTAAGTCCTGTAATATCAAATTGCTTTCTGAGTTTCTTAGGTGTATAATTAACTGACATATTAATTGAAACCAATGCGGCTGTTGGTACATAAGTTACTGTATCTCTACTTCCCATTTTGTAATGTACCGGAACGTAGTCTACATCCTCTGAATACTGTATGGAATAATCTTTTACAATTACAGGAACTTTATTGAATCCATGCTCTCCAAGATATTCAAATAACAATACTGGAGGCGGAGTTCCTGCTACACCTTGTGCCACTGCGGCATCGCCTGAATAACTTTTTGTTATTACTTTTAAAAAATGCATGATTGCCAACATATACCTTGCTTCATCAATATTGTTTGCTGTAAATTCTGCGGCAATAGGTAATTCAGGCGGTCTACTATTTTGATATGCATATATAGGGTAATTCATTCCCTGTAAATCATATTGTGTATAATTTGTTCCAGCCGCAACAAATATTTGCGGTGTATATTGCCATATTAAACCGTTTGAATTTATAATAGGCTGTAGTATGTTAGTCCCCTCATTTTCGTATGCTGTTCCGTATACATACGACTCGCCACCTCTTTTAGGTCTTAATCTTGCTCGCCAATCGTAATTTTCTGATATTTTATCCTGATTAGGAATTTCAAATGCTGAAGACATAGATGTTTCTTGTGCTATCTGGTCTCTTAGTTGTAGCTCACTTAAATTTCTTGCACCAAAAAGTAAATTTTGGTCTGGATTTCTAGGAGGATTACTTAAACCTGGTAGGAAATCTCCCAACCCTGTATTGCTCAATAGTCCACCTGCTAAACGTCTAGCAACTGGATTTCTTATCCCACCAATCTTCTGATTGGCTAAATTACCTAAATATCCTTGTGCAATGTTTTTTAAAAATCCCGGCATTTTGTCTCCTATACATCTATTTATCAGTTTTATTAAAGCATGTTATAATAATTCCTATAAACTTTTCCAGTTTTTAGTAATTCCGGTAAATATTAATTGACAATACACAGGTAATGTGTATAATAACACAATATAAATGAACGATAATTTTGAGGAGAGTTATTAATGGCACAGCCTAAAAAAGTAAACTATCTTAATAATAAAGATATTCTAAAAGAAATTCACAAAAGCAAAATGACTTACTGCTGGATAGCAGATGAAAAATATCATGGTTTTGATATTATACTGGAAGACGTTAAAAAGATCAACAGAATCAGTATAAAAGCCGCAAGGGAAAATAAAGCCGCAAGAATGCAGTATGATGCATATCAGGCCGCAATGGCAGAACATGATCCTAAGGATTACAGAAACAAACCTAAGCAAAAAGAATTTGCTGTAGATCCTAAAAGCATAGATAAGGAAGATTTAATTTTCCGTGTAATGACTATGGAACATATTCCACTAGAGCCAGGCAGGAAGAAAAATCCGCGTAATGAAGCAGAAACAAAAGCAAAAGTAAATTTTCCTCCATTTAAACATTATGCGTATGTTGGCGACGAGTTAAAAGAAGTAGCCAGAAGTCATTGGGAAGGAGGATTAAGTAATGGACACTTTAATCCAGAACACGGAAAAATCACAAATAAACTTGGCACCATGTTTTTAAAGTTAGTAGAAAGGTACAGTCACAGAGGTAACTGGAGAGGATATACTTATGTAGATGAAATGCGTGGACAGGCATTACTACAATTAAGTTATATTGGACTACAGTTTAATGAGCAAAAATCAGATAACCCTTTTGCTTATTATACAGCCGCCGTTAATAACAGTTTTACAAGAGTATTAAACTTAGAAAAAAGAAACCAGATGATCCGAGATGATATTTTGATTGAGCAAGGGCACTTACCAAGTTACGGAAGACAAATTCAACATGAAAATGAATTGCGTGAGCTTCGTGAAGCCGCAATAGATAACGAAACTTCAAAAACTAGCAACTAATTATGGCCCAACTGTTTAAGACAGCGGCCTGCTTTACGGATATACATTACGGATTAAAGCAGAACAGTCGCTTACATTTAGAAGACTGCCACAGGTATGTGGACTGGTTTATAGCAGAAGCAAAAGCCAGAAATGCAGAAACCTGTATATTCCTTGGTGATTGGAATCATCACAGAGCAAGTATTAGTGTTGCTACAATGAATGCATCTATTAAAGATTTTAAAAAACTTAATGACGCATTTGAAACTGTATATTTTATTACAGGTAATCACGACTTATATTACAAGGACAAAAGAGAACTTAACAGTATAGAATATGCCAGGGATCTTTCTAACTTTGTTATGGTAGATGAACATTTCCTACAAGATGATGTTGCTATTATACCTTGGTTAGTAGGAGACGAATACAAACAAGTTGCAAAGATGAAATGCAAGTATATGTTTGGGCATTTTGAATTACCATACTTTAAAATGAATGCAATGGTAGAGATGCCAGACCACGGAGGCATTAGTGATAAAATGCTAAGTGGTCCTGAGTATGTGTTTAGCGGACACTTTCACAAACGCCAATACAAAAACAATATACATTATATAGGCAATGCTTTCCCACACAATTATGCAGATGTAGGTGATGACGAACGTGGTGCTATGTTCTTAACATGGGGCGAGGAACCACAATATGTAAATTGGACTGAATGTCCTAAATACAGGGTCTTTACACTTAAAGAATTATTGGATGATCATCAAAATTTATTAGATGAATATACTTTTGCAAGAGTAAAGTTAGACGTAAGTATCAGTTACGAGGAGGCAAATTTTATACGAGAAAAATTTGCTCAGCAATATAACGTTAGAGAACTACAATTAATACCTATAAAGGAGGAAGAGGAGTTCGAAGGTGGAGATATAACATTTGAAAGTGTTGATCAAATAGTGCTACAACAATTAGATACAATCGAAAGTAACACAGTACAAAAAGACCTGCTAGTGGAAATTTATAATAGTATTGAGGTATAATGTTAAAGATTAAAAACGTATCAGCAAAGAATTTTATGAGTGTTGGCAACAACACACAGGCAGTTAATTTTGATAACTGCCAACTTACACTTGTACTAGGTCATAACTTAGACATGGGCGGAGACGGTAGCAGAAATGGTACTGGTAAAACTACTATAATAAATGCACTCAGTTATGCATTGTACGGTGAAGCATTGACTAATATCCGTAAAGATAACCTCATAAACAAAACAAACGGCAAAGGTATGATAACCACAGTTGAGTTTGAAATACAAGGCAAAAAATACAGAATAGAAAGAGGCAGAAGGCCTAACATTTTAAAGTTTTACATAGATGGCGAAGATGCTATAAGTGAAGAACAACAAGGCGATAGCAGAGAGACACAAAAAGAGATAGAAAAAATTATAGGCTTTCCACATAATATGTTTAAGCATTTAATTGCATTAAATACCTATACTGAACCTTTCCTTGCTATGAAAAATAATGACCAAAAGGACATGATTGAGCAGTTGTTGGGTATTACAGAATTATCTCTTAAAGCAGAAGTGTTAAAGGAAAGACAAAAGTTTACTAGAGATAGTATTAAAGAAGAAGAAATTACGATCAATGCCATAGAGGCAAGTAATAAAAGAATAGAAAAAAACATTACTGAAATAGAAAGTCGTAGTAAAGCCTGGGAAATAAACAAAGAAAATAAATTAAACGAATTAGGCATAGCAATAGTAGATATGGAAAAACTTGACATAGAGCAAGAACTAAAAAATCATAAATTGAAAACAGATTTAAAAGAAAAAAGAAGTACTAAACTAACACTTGAAACAGAATTAAAAAGATTAGATACTAGTTTAAATAGAAGTAATGATAAATTAGACCAACTTAAAAGTGATTTAGAGAGTGCAAAAGCAGGTGTGTGTCCAGCATGTGAACAACCTACTGCTCATTTAGATACACATGAAGAATACACAAAAGAAGTAGAAGATAAAATTGTTGCTGAAGAAGTATACAATAAAGAAATAGTAGAAAGACATGATGAAGTATTATTGGCTGTACAAGATTTTACTGATATAGACCAAGATCCTTTAACAACTTATACCACTTTAGAAGAGGCACTACAGCATAAACACAATTTAGAAACTATGCATAGCCAATTGTCTGATAAAGCAGAAGAAGTAAATCCTTATATAGAACAAATAGAAGGATTGCGTACAACAGGTATACAAGAAATTAGTTTTGATATAATGAACGAACTAACTCATTTACAAGAGCATCAAGACTTTTTATACAAACTTCTTACTAGTAAGGATAGTTTTATCAGAAAGAAAATTATTGACCAAAATATTGCATATATGAACCATAGACTTGGGTACTATTTAGACAAACTTGGTCTGCCACATGATGTAAAGTTTAGTAATGACTTAGGTGTAGAAATTACAGAATATGGCAGAGACTTAGACTTTGATAATTTAAGTAGAGGCGAACGTAATAGGCTTATACTTGGTTTAAGTTGGGCATTTAGAGATATGTACGAAAGTTTAAACAGACCTATGAACCTAATGTGTATTGATGAACTTGTTGATAGTGGTATGGATAGTATGGGTGTTGAAAATGCACTTGCTGTACTAAAGAAAATGCATCGTGAACAAGGTAAGAACATTATGTTAATATCACATAAAGAAGAACTGGTTGGTCGCGTAAACAATGTATTAACAGTCGTAAAAGAAGGTGGGTTTACGAGTTATAATACAGATACTGAGTATGTTGGTTGATATCCATTTAGGGCATAACAAAGATTATACTCTTACTTACGAACTTTTTGATAATAATGTCGCATCAAAGATTTGGAAGCGACTTAATAATAAAAATTTTCCTGTATCTCAAAGTAGTCTATTTTACGGATTTGGAGAATCTTCCAAAGATATAGAAAAGAATTTAAATAATTGTATTGCTGAGCTTAAATTAAAAATTCCTGATTTAAAAGTACTGAGCAATGATTTAAATTATCTACATAATTTGTATGTATCACTTCATAATAAACTTTTATCGGAAAAGTATCCCTCGCAAAAAGTACAAACTCTATTACAAAATTTAAATAAATCTATTATTCATTTAAATAGTTTAAAGGGAACTAATAATACTAAAATTTTAGTAAACACAGAAGATACAGGAGAGCCTTTAGTGGACGAAGATTATGACCTGTTTGACCCTAACATGAGGAAAAATTGGTTATATATGAATTATCCACATATAGGTAAACATATTATGGGAATATTTAATTCTGGAGATATTAACATACCTAAAGAACAAATAATTCCTACTTCTGTTTTAAAAAGTAATTTTGTTTGTTGGTTAGACGAAGACGTTTTAGCAGGAAAAACATATTTAAAAAACTTAAATAGATTTCTCGCAAAAATACACAATAAACTTCCGTATCCAATAGATGATAAAAAACTTGCTATTGGTAACATTCCACTAGGCAAACTAACACACGAACCAGATTTATTAGAAATAAAAAGACACAATGTTGTTCATTCAGTAAAAGCATCATGAAAATAGATATCCATTTAGGGCATAACAAAGATTATACTCTTACTTACGAACTTTTTGATAATCGTGTTGCAAAACGTATATGGGAACGTTTTCAGGAAAATGATTTTGAGTATGTGAGCAGAACACAGTTTTATAATTTTGGTGAAACTGAAGAAGATGTAAAAGCACAGTTAAATAAATCTATTCAAAAAATTAAAGAACTAGATCCAGACATGCCTTTAGATTGGGTCAATGACCTAAATAAACTTCATATTGCCTTCCCTGATAATGTAAAGCAGAGTACCGGCGAGTTACTTCACTGGTGGAGTATGTTTAATTATCACTTGCACCATTTAGAAGATATCACTAGATATCAAAATAAAAGATTTTTAACTTGTTCACATTGTGAGGGAGAACCATTGCTGGAAGAAGATTATGATCTTTTTTCTCCCACAAGGCTTAAAAACCATTTGTATATGAATTACCCACATGTAGGTAAACACATTATGGAACTAGCAATAGATAATGATGTGGACATACCTGCAAATCATATTGTACCCACGTCTATACTAAAGAATGACCTTGTGGCTTGGTTTGGTAGGAATCTGTATGTTGATAATCATGAGAAAGTCGTTAAAGACATTAAAAGATGGTGCGTCAAAGTTAATAACAAACTTCCTTACCCAATAGACGACAAGAGACTTGCTATAGGACATATTCCGTTAGGCAAACTAACACACGAACCAGATTTAGACACTATAGCAAACAACCAATATTTTCATAGTGTAACATGTTATTAGGTCCTTCGGACCTTTTAAGTCTTCGTTAATTCGTTTCGTTTCACTCAACTCATTTACTCGACTTAAATTTACTCCGTTATCACGAAGGTAGGAGTCATAATTCTCCTATACAGGAGAATATGTCATCACGATGGGCCATCGTCATCGTAAACTCGGGTGCTATTAGGAACCAGTGAGCCTTCTGTCCCCATACACTACCGTCTCATCTCACGGAAACACTATAACCTAGTTACGTTTAGTTATACTGCTTGTAGGTTGCTTTTTCTCATTGCCTACATCCTTTTAATACTGATTGTCGTGTGTTTGTATCTTGTCCGCTATACATCTCTAAATCCCGCACCAGGATTACTGGATTGTCGAAGAGCCCGATTTTATATGCCTCGGTTGGGGCCGGTGTATAGTCCTATGTGTGCCTGTGTTGTGCCTTGATGTGAATTGTGTTCTAACTTGCGTTTTAACACACCTACTTATAAGGTCTTTAAGGCTTCCTTAAGGATTTTTGAACCACCTACTCTGACGTTGATGATTCCATTGTAGTAGTCATCAGTTTCAAGTACTCGCCTTTCGAATTGCTCTCGGGCTTCTATGTAACTTGCTACTCCTCTACTAGGGCAATAATACAATATTTCTCTACGAAATTTATCTTCTCCCAGCTCAGCAACATCATTATTCAAATGATCACTACTACCCCAATAAGTACGCCAGTCACTCTCTTTAGTGCCTCTGCGTTTGTTCTTTTTTCCTTTTAATGGGGGTTTAGTTGTTTTGAATTTGGCTAATTTTTTACCAACATACTTTTTGTTGTTAGTTAAATTTGTTATTAAGTAAACAAATGCTTCGCAGTCATCAGGTAATTCTGTAACTTCTTTATTATTATAGTACCAGCTCATTATAAATCTTCTGTGCCAGATTGATTATTTTTCTTTTTAAAGTAATTATTTAATGTTTTTACATACATGTTTCTTTCATAAGGACTCATGCTCCAAAGCTCTGCATAAGTTACTTTTCCTTCTGAGTAAATCAGAGTTTCCATAATGTTTTTAAATATGGCCTCTGAGTCTTTTTTGAGCTTCTCTAGGAACTTGAGGATTTCCTCAGGTTCGGCCCTTGCTAGGAAGCCGTGAAAAAATTTACAGGATCGAACGATATAGGTGCTTCAAAGGTTTCATTGCATTCCTCACATTCAAATTGCATTGATTTATTAATACCTATCTTATTAATTTCTGCAACTTGCTGTTCTATAGCATTTCCAATTGATGCTTCACAGTTATCTAAAAACTCTCTTATATGGCCACGGTCTGTAACAATTTTATCTTCTATTTTTATAGAATGTACAGCATCTACTATCAATGTGTAGTTCATATCTGCCATCCTCATAAAGTTTTCATTAAAAACTTTTAATTTATCCATATCATCTGGTATATCTGCGAGTGCCTGCAAACTTCTTGTGCTCTGAAAACTGGCAATACCTGCCGTAATTGTGTTTTCATACTTAAATGGTTTTATTTCTATTTCTAAATCTTCAAATTTAACTGTGTAAACTTCATCTAAAATAGCCATAGTTTCTATAGCACCCTCGACACTTGCTACGCCTGAAATCGGTTCTTCACAAGTAGGACAAGGAGTTGATACTTCTATATCGTCTCCATGTGTTGCGCCTTGGATTGCAACTAATAGTACATCAACGTCATTTGAAATAAGTTGATTTACTTTTTTAACATTTGGTACGCAACTAGATATTAGTTGATTTATTGCTTCTCCATTAAGTAAAGCATCTGGGTTTTTCATAATAAGCTCGTCTTTGGCTGTCATAGGAAAAATAGGAAGTTCACCTGAATCAGGATAGTCTAAAATATCAGATGTGTAAAACTTACCTCCTGATGGTATCTTTACATATAATTTTGGCGATCTAAAATGACCGCTTAAAGGATTTGGTGTATTTGACATTCTATTAAAACTCCTGTTAATTAATATGATAAATATATAATATGATATTTATTCACACGACTATTTATCATCATTAAAACTAGTGTTTATAGGAATTTAGGTAAATGGCAGATATTACTTTTGAAGATGGCGGAGGTAACCAGAGAACGGTACCCGAATGGGCCACTGAAAGTACATTAAAGCGATTAGTAACAGCCTTAACAGGAAAACAATCTAAAGAACAGCAAAAGAAGACAGAAGAAGCGTTCAAAGATCTAAGTGATGGTCTTGGTGATTTAGGAGACAATCTAGAACAAGCAGGAAAGGCCTTTAAAAATTCTAGTGAACAAGTTGGCGATAGAGCTGGTGAATTCATAGGTAAAGTTGTAGACAAAACTGTAGGTGTTGCTTTGCTGACACTTGGAACAGCCGCCGCAGTTACTACAGCAAGTTTAACAAGGTTAGGCACATCATTAAACACTCTTAGCCAATCAGGTTTAGCTCTTTCAGGTAATACAATACAGCAGATAGCATCTTTGAATGAATTAGGAGTTAGTACAGATGATGTAACTAAGTTAATGCTGGAAAATTCTCAAGCATTTAGATCGTTAGGAACCACCAGCACAAACCAGGTTATAAGATCATTTTTAGAAATTACTAGGCAGGGTAACGATCTAGGCATGAGTTTAGATGATTCTATAGAATTCTTAGGTGATGAATTAACATTGAGAACACAACTATTAAATTTAGGTGCATTAGACTTAAAACAAAGAGGTAAAATGTCTGCAGATATAGTACAACTTGGTAAAGATCAGTTGGCGTTCTCTAAAGCACTAGGTGTTAGCACAAGTATACAAAGAGAGTTCTCACAGTCAGTTTTAGGGAATAACCAAATGCTTATGTCTAATATGATTAGAACCAGCAGTGAGTCTAGGGCTCAGTTATTCACAGGACTTCAAGGTTTTCTATCAGGCATGAGAGCAATGGGTGGTGAAGTTGGCGGTGAAATAGCCGAAGCAGTATTAGAAGCGGCCAGTATGGGAGCAATAGGATTTAGTGATGCCGCTTTTGGATTTGTAACAGTATTGCCAGGATTGGCAGATAACATGCAAAATGTTATTGCAGACTTTGAAGCAGGTATTATAGATGGCAGTGAAGCCGCAATGGCATTTACAAAAGAATTAGGAAATTTAAGCCAGGGCGAAAAAGACAGGGTATTCCTATTAGCCAGGGCAGGTGACGAACAAGCCAAAATGATGGCAAAAGCCATAGTACAATTTGAAACGGCCGCACAAAGAATGGAAGATCAAGGCACAACAATAGAAAATGTGCAGGAAGGCTTTAATGCTTTTAACACAATCTTGTCAAAATTAAGAGGTGCGATTAGTAGTCTAACTAATAACTTTATGGCCGGCTTTGGTGAGGGTGTTGGTGATGTTACAGATATGATGGCCAATTTTAGTAATCAAATACAAAGGTTACTATTGCAATTTTTTAATATGCAAACAGAAGTAGGAGATACATCTAACGGAATACAAGCATTAGGTAAAAAAGTAGGTAAAGGTTTAAATGATTTTTTAGTTGCTACTATAAGTTGGGTAAAAGGATTTTTACAAGCATTTGATGAAGACGACTCAGTAATGGACAAGTTTGGTCATATTGCAAAAAGAGCCGGAGAGGCACTAGTAGACGGTATTATAAACATCATTCCATGGGGTGAAATTACTGCGGCAATAGTTGGTGGATTTACCGCTATACTAATAGCAATGAAACTTAAAACATCAATCCTTGGAGGTGGTTTTGGAGCGGCCGCAGGTGGCGTGGGAGGTGCTGGAATAGGCGCCTCTTTGAAAAGTGCGGCAGTTGGAATGAAGGCTCTCGGCGGAGTACCAATAGCGGCAATTGGTAAAGCAAGTTTAATATTAGGTGTGCTTACAGCCGCTATAATAGGATTAGGATTTGCACTTAAAATAGCCGCCCCAGGTATAAGAGCATTTGGTGATGTAATGCTAAATGTATTTAATGGAATAGCCACAGTATTAGAAAAAGTGTATTCAGGCATAGCAAAAGTTATTGCCACAATTGGTAATGCAATCAGGGGCGATGAAGTAGGCAAAATAAAAGCAGAATCTGAAGCTCATCAAGCCAGTGTAAAAGCCACAACAAATGCAATTAAAGAACTAGACGGGTCTGTAGATGCAAACGGATTAATGTTAATGGCACAAGGTGTAGATCATCTGGGTGATGCATTAGGAAATTTTGCAGGAAAGATGAGCCCCTCAATGTTAAGTAGTATAAGATCTGGTTTTGCTGATTTAATAGGACAAGATTCTCCGATACAGGCAGTAATAGGAATGTCAGAAGATGCAGATCCTGTAAAAATTATGGATTTGGCAAAAGCCACAATGGCCACAAATGCGGCAAACTCTGGTGCAACCGCTTTAGACCCTACATTACAACAAGGATCAACCACATTAAATACAAATAACAATACCAGCACGGTAAACAATACCACTAATACTATTGCTAATAGTGACATGAAAGAAGCGTTAGAAATGGTGTACGCAACTAATCAAGCACAGAACGATCTCATTAAACGTACTAATAGATTGCTATCTGAAATTAATAACAAGACCGGTTAACATACCAAGTAATCAAAAAAATAGTTGACATTGATGATAAATAGTGTATTATAAGACATTAAGGTACATTTATGAGTTGGAGAAAATATTTTTCGAGTGTTGATAACAGTGGTTTACCATTAAACGTTACTGGTAATAACACGAGTACAGATGGTCCTGGAGCCGCTTCTAGCAGATATGCTAGTTGGTTACCAGAAGTTTATGCTGGCTCTCCAAACAGATTAATGAGATATATGCAGTATGACCAAATGGATAACGATTTGGAAATAAATGCGGCCTTAGACACTATTGCAGAATTCGGCACACAAGAAGACGATTTTTCCAAATTACCATTTGGGATATATTATAAAGGTAGACCCAGTGATACAGAAGGAAAGATTTTAAATAAGTCTCTACAGCAATGGTGTCATTTAAATGAATTGCACAAAAGAGCTTTCAGAATCTTCCGTAGTACAATTAAGTATGGTGATCAATTTTTTGTAAGAGACCCACAAACCTTTAAGTTGTACTGGACTGATCCAGCAAATATAGAGAAAGTTGTTGTAAATGAATCAGAAGGCAAAAAGATTGAAACTTACTTTATTAAAAATTTAGCACCCAACTTTGGTGAATTACTGGCAACTAACCCAGCCGCATTACATAAGTCACCTTATGGTGCTGGTAGTGGACAGATGTTAAACACAAACAATGCCAGTGCATCTGGAAGTTATGTAACTGGTGCTATAGATGGTGTTAATCAAGGTGTGCCTGTTGATGCAGAACATGTTGTACATATTAGTTTAACAGAAGGTATGGATCATAGTTGGCCATTTGGAATCAGTATTTTAGAACCAATATTCAAAGTTTTCAAGCAAAAGGAATTGCTTGAAGACTCCATTATTATTTACAGGGTACACAGAGCA